TGTGCGTCATAGCGGAAGAGCCCGACTGCAGGGTCAGGGCAGAAGTCGAGTCTGTTGAACCCAAGGTAACTGCCTGCGCAGCAGCTCCTGTAGCGATCTGAACAGTTCGAGCACTGGCAGTCGTTCCCACGTCAATGTTGCCGGTCGTAGCGATGTCCACTGCGCCTGCGCCGACCTTGAAGGTCGTGACATCTGTGCCTGTGAAGCCCAGGTCAACAGCACCACCCCCGTTGACTACAAACCCGCCCGAGGTCAGGGTAAAGGCGATGTCCGTAGAGGAGGCAGTCGTGATCGTGGCGCCACTGGTGTAAGCGCCCTGCAGTGAAGAAGAAGGAACCGAATAAGCACCATTGCCGGAGAAGTCCGAATCCGAAGCGTTGGACTTGTATGCGGTGATGAAGGTGCCCTTGGCGTAGTTGGTCGCCCCGCTGTCCTTGAAGTTGGCCGAACCGTCCGCGAAGATGCCGACCGCAAGGTCGATCTTGTACACCTGAGCAGTGTTGCCGGTGCTGGAGGTGAACTGGTTCTGCGCAAAAGGCGTGTACCCACCGACGGCCGTTCCACCGATGCCCTTGATGGTAACAGTCTGGGGGAAAGAAGCCCCGCTAACAGACTGGACGACGTACAAGCCGTCATTGCTGGCGACCTTAGACCCGTAGATTGCTACGATGTCGCCCGCCACCAACGGGGTAGCAGAACCAGGGTCAGTGTTAGTGAAAGTCGGAGCGGAGGTGGCGACTACACCAGCAACAAAGACAGTAACCGTGCCTGCAGTGAAGCCTGAGTTCCGGTTCATCTGAACCGTGAAGCCTCCGGGAGTAGCTGAAGTGGCGCTGTTGTTGGTCGCCAGATCCAGGATAGCGTCCTGAATCATGAGGTTGGAAGTTCCCCGAGAAACAATGTCTCCGGTGACCTCCAGGTTTCCAGAGACTGTTGCGTCGCCCGTAACCGTCAAACCTCCCGAGGTGGTCAGAACCTTCGTGAAAGTAGTGGCGGCGCCGATGCTAAGGTCATCGTTCGTGGCGTCGAGGGTTCGGGTAACACCTGCCTCTACGAGAAGCAGATTGTTGGTCTGGGTAGCCATGGTAACCTCCACACTTCAAGGGGACCGGAAACTGCGGAAGTCCGCACACCAAGGGCTTTAGTATAAGCCCGCTATTGCCTGCCGTCTACTATGCCAGTCTTGCTACAAACTGAGGTGCAAAAGCAAAGACTCCCAAAGACCCGTTTAGGGCTGCCAGGATACCAAGCCTGAATACATCCTGGCCGGAGCTAACAGGAGGGGTCACCGTACACAATCCCGAAACGGTACTCAGAAACACGATCTTGCCGAAATCTGCGCTGGTCAGGACAGTATCGAAACTGGACTCGATGAGTGCTCCCAGACTAAGTGTTACAGGGACCAGGTTTCCCGTGGTGCCTGCTGAACCTGCAATACCATAGACTGCGCGATACTCCAGCGTTGGAGAATCTGACTTGGCTTTTCTAACTCGAAGCTCTAAGTTGGGAACATCCCAATAGAGGGCGAGGACATCTCCTGCAGATAAGTTCTCTCCCGCTTTCTGAGAGGTCCCCACGACGCCCTGAACCAACCCCAGGATCTTGAGCAGATTCTCATTTTGCTCGTTAGCCCATCCCACTGAGGAAGCATCAGAAGGAACGGGTACTGCTCCAAACTTCTCCCCCGCAGCCACCAGGGCCAAACCCCCATAAGAGGTCAGGGCTCGCAGTCGCACGTAGTTGACTGATGTTCCCGTTCCGTCTGTAGCTGTCAGCTTGACAAGGAAGGGGCCTTCCTCATCCACTGTGAAAGTTAGAGGGCCTGGGCCTGTAACTCCACCAGAGGGGGACAAAGTCGCAGAGCTTCCACTGGGAACATACAAGAGCTCCCAGAGGTAAGCTGTAAACCCGAGGGTCGCAGACTCGACAGTAACGACGTCCCCAACGACAAGGTCATCCCGGCTAATCCCTGAGAGGGGATCTAAGCCGTTCCTTAAGCTGCGGATAGAAGCCAAGGCCATAAGGCCCCCGTGCATAGAGATCAGTCCTAACACTCTACAAGAAAGGTATAGTCTGAGAACCGTTACCGGAGGCTACCATGTCGAACCGCTACTTGGCTATCTTTGGGCTTATGGATGACCCTCTGAACCTTTTGTGCTTTGTGCGAGAGTTCCATCGCAGAAAGCTTGGAAAGTTCCTGCTGCCCCCAGTCCCTCGCCCCGAAGGAGGTTGGGCTTTGATCTCTCTAAAGGAGAGCTTCAAACTCTCCGGGAGTTGCACCCTTCCTCTAAACTTCAGCGGAGAGGTGTACTACCAGGTGTGGAGTTCTGGGTCTCAATGGTTTGTCCTAAACCCGAGAAACGAAGAAGAAGTGGGGCCTTTCGACAGTGCTCAAGTAGCCCTGAAAGAAGCTCAGTCTCTCGCCGTTGCAGAGGGACTTACCCAGATTAATTCTTGGCCTTGGGATCAAGACGACATCGTAGACTACAAAGTCTAAAAAGAAGAAGGGGCCGGGCGTAAACCCGACCCCCTTTCCCGGTCCCTTCAGAGAAGGGCTCTCGGATCAGGCGCGAATGATCGTCAGGCGGGTGAGGCCCTTCGGGTTGTAGCAGCCGATGCCGAGGTTCTCGAATACCGAGAAGCCGATGGTGCGGGCCTTCGGGTCGTCAGCCGAGAGCACGGTCAGCTCGGTACGGACCGGGATCCGACCGAACATCTCGGGCTCGCAGCAAACGTACACGGTGCCGACCGGAACCAGACGAGACACGATGATCTGAGCGCCCCAGAGGGTGCCCATCAGACCGGTCTTGAGCAGGTCACGCTGGGTCTCGATGTCCAGGATGTCGCGGCCGAACTTACGCAGGTCGGCGTAGTCGCGAGCGTTCATGAACACGCGAGCAACGCGGAGGTCGTGACGCTCGATCAAGGAGAATGCGTCAGCGAGGACGGCGCCCGAGATCGGAGCAACGACAGCCACGTCGGGGTTGGTCTGTCCGGGGACAGAGTCGAAGCCCGCGGTGGCGACCGCGTCGAGGGTGGCGAATACACGCTCATCCTCAGCAGCCTGGATCTGCGCACGAGCCAGGTCCTGGGCGCGCTCGATCAAGTCGAAACGGCGCTCCTTGATCTGGGTCAGCGGGATCTCAGGGTTGGAAGCGATCTCGAACAGGGGGAAGATCACGCGGCGGGGCTTGGTGATAGCGAGGATGTTCTCGCCTTCCTCACCGACCACATACGCGGTCACATCCGGGTCCTTGTCGTAGATCGGCAGGGCGCCGTCCGGAAGCTGCTCGACCAGGAAGGTCTTGCGGCCAACGGCCATGTAGTCGCGCCGCAGGCGGAGCGGCTGGGTCATGGAGGCGGCGAGCTTGGCACGACCAGCCTGAGTTCCGATGAAATCGGAGATCAGCTTGGCCTTGACTGCATTGGAAACGGTCATAGCTGGGTTCTCCTCAGATGCGCTGGTCGTAAACGATCTCAGGATGCTCGCTGTCTGCGGGCATCTTGAGAACACCGATGATGAGGTCCGAGAACGGGTTGCCACCACCAGCATCGTACTCGTCTGCAGCACGGTTGGTGAGGTAGCCGTTCACCGAAGCGAACAGAGCGTCGCCTGCCGCATAGAGCAGGTCGGCGTTTCCGCCAATCTGCTGCTGGGTCTCAAACAGCTGGTTGCCGAAGGTGCCCTGCGCCGAAACGTAGGGGCACTTGTCGGAAGCCACTGCGGGCTGGTTCTCGAAGGGGTTGCCAACAGCGGTGTTGATAAACACGCCGAGGGGAACAACGCCAGCAGCGCCAGCGCCGAGAGCGCCGACACCGCCAATCTCGTTGGCGCCGCGGGTGAAAGCAACCGAGCCGCTCAGCACGCCGAGGGTAGAAGTGCTCATACCCTCAGAGGTGGAGATATTGGCAACGGTGGTGACGGTCGGGGGGTTGGTCTGGGTGAAGGCATCTGCAGTCAAGACGCCAACCGTGTTTCGTACGCCAACGTACAGAATTCGGAGGGCAGAGCTTGACTCCCGAAAACCACCACTCGCCTGTCCAAGCGTAGGCATTTAATGCTCCAGCTCACTGTTTACAGAGGATTGGGGATAGGAGGACTATCCAGGCGAGAAGATTTCGCCCTTCAGCCAGACGGGGCACGTCTAACATTAGGGGGCTGTATAAACGGACTATTGAAAACAACAAACCCCCGGAGTTTGAAACTCCGGGGGCTCTTTGAACCTAACTTAGGCTCAGAAGTGCTTGCTCACGTCGGGAGCAGACTCCCAAAGCTTCGACAAGTCATCAGAAGCCGAAGCCTCCTTGGTCACGCCGCCCAGGCGGGTCGCGCCGGTGGGCTCCCGCTTGGGCTGAGGGCGGGTCTGAGAGGCCTGGCGAGTCTGAGGGG